AGGAGGGAATACCTCGTTCACGCTGATCTCGACCCCCTCCTCGGCGGCGATCTCGGCCACCCGCTTCTTGCGACGGACGGCGGCGCGGATCGTGTCGTCCAGAACCTTGTCGTGGTCCTTCCCCTGCATGTTGTAGAAGTCCTGCGGGGAAATCTGACCACGGAGAAGCATGTCGCTGTAGAGGCGGCCATCGCGCCCGATGTCCACGCTCACCTTCTGCGGAGCCGTAAACTCGCATCTCCACCAATCACTGCCGTCGTTCGGCATGGGCAGGCGTCCGCTCTGGATCTCCTGCCAAACCCAGAAGCGCCAGAAGGGGGCGGCGAATGACTGGATGATGATCTCTTGGATACGGCCAATGGTCTTGGCGGCATCCTCCATCGCGAAGCGCATGGTCGCGCCCCCGGCCTCCTCGGGATCGAAGAGGACCGAGGCAGGCATGTTGAACCCGTGCGCGATGTCGCGCCTGAGGTATTTCAGGAAAGTGTCGAGGTTTGCGGAGGGGTGGGCGTTGTTGAACGACTCGATCTTCTCTCCCGGCTTCAACTGCGGGATGATCGACCCATCGGTCATCAGATCCTTGGTGACGGGAGAGCCAGATCCGGACTGGACCTTTTGAAGCGAGGAGCCGAGTCCGATCTGCCCGGCCTCCGGGGAGGTGATGACAAATGCCAAGGAGGAACCGAGCTTTGCGCTCATTTTCTCATAGCCGAGGATCTCGGTGATGTCCTGCAAGTGGTCGGCTGCGCGGTGGAGCCACGGGCGGGATCTCACCTGACCAATCCGGTCCACCTTCCCAACTCGGGTGAGGTCGTCCGCGCTGATCTCGTTGTATTCTGCGTAGTTACCGGGGGCCTTCAGCACTCGGTAGCGGGTCGGAGCACCGAGCTTGCTGACCTTCACTCCGTCCACCCATCCGTTTGCCACATCGCTGTGAGACGATCCGACGTTCTCGCCCGGGATGATCCGGAACATGGCGCGGTCGCTGTTCGATGTCTGCTTCTGCCAGAAGACATCCCCAGCAAGGGCCATCTGCTTCACCAAAAGTTCCTGCGCGTCGTAGAAGTTGACTTGCTTGGAGACATCGACGCCGAAAGCGGAGTTGCCGCAGGCGTCCTCGAATGCCTGCTCGGCGAGTCGGTTCCAATTCTCGTCGGCGGTCTTGGCCTGCGGGATCAGAGGGCCGACGAACTTCGCCACGCCATCCACCGCACGGGCGGCAAGGCCGATGTTCTCGTAGAGGAAAAAGGATTTCTTGGTCTGCTCAATCCTTGCCGAAGGGGTAAGTGCCTTGCTCGCGTCCAAGGTCGGCGTGTAGATCCACATCCGCTGTGGCGAGGCAATGCCATCGGCAGAGGAGAAGTTGGTTTTCTTCGGGCGACCCGCTCCGGGTCGCGCACCACCACGGGTTGATAAGTTTGATTTCTTCGGCATTTCAAACGCACCCTGTCAAACAAGCCGGTGGGAACCGGCGCGTAAGATCACGCGAAGCGTGACCCGTAGGGCGGCACCGCTCGCCGGGAGGCGAGTGCCGTCCAAAATCAAACGGAAATCAAATGGCACAGCCCCTCCGAATCGAACGGAGCCAGATGGTTTTGGAGACCTTCTCGCCTACCTTGGAACATTGGACTGCTAAATTGGTTCCCGGCTGGGCTGACCATATCAAGCCGCCGAAAAAGTCGAGCGGCACCGGGATCTCTCAGGCGTCCCCGAGAAAATCAAACCGACCATCGTAGGTTGCCGAAGTCGGGAAAGGTGCCAAGCTGGCGGGTCTGGATAATTGCGGTCGGGTCCAATACGGCGATGCACTCCGTAATCGCGTTCAGGTAAGCCCACTTCGGAAGGGTCACTTCTCCATTAGCAGATCCCCCCTCGGCACTCGTCCCGGTGATGGTGACATCCTCAACCGCTTGGTTGAAAACCTTCTTCTCAAGCTCGCGCAGATCCTCCAACAAGAAGTTCCGCAGAAGGTAGGACTTGATGCCAGAAATCTTGGCATGGTCGGGAGTGTTCGAGGCCATGAAGGCCCCGCCATGTCAAAGGGTCAAAGGGTGGAAATCCGGGAGGGGTGGATGATTTGCGTCCACTTGATCCATGACCACCCAAGGTCATCCACGATCCGACCGGGCTTGGAGATGATCGCGTCGAAAAGGCTCTCGGTCTCTGTCACTCTGGCGGCGCGGCGGGCGTGTTCTCGACCACGGGCTGACCAGAGGATCAACTCGTGGCCTTCTTCCTTTCTCACCCGGAGCCAAGCAATCAAGGACTCATTGACCGATGACCCATGGATCAAGGTGCCATCCACATCGACTGCGATGGTCTTCCGGAGCGGGTAGTTCACAGCTTCTCCTTCAAGATCGCCCAGGTGACGCAGTGAAGCTTGGTGCAATCTCCGTAGTGGTCGTTCTCGACGTTCTTGAACTGGAAGGGGGTGACCCGGTTGTTTCTGTTCTCAACCAGCACTTGGCCGCTGTGTCCCGAGAGAAATTCCCTCGAGGCATCCGCCGGGAAGTGGAGGAGCGGCGGCAGCTTCTTCTGGATCCTCTCGACATACAGATGCATCTTCCAAACAAAGTCGGAATACGCGTAGAGCATGGTGCCGAGTCCTGGCAGCGGGCTGGCTGAGAAGTGCTTGAAGGTGGCGGCTCCTCCTTTGCTCGGGTAGAAGAGTCCCGATGATCTGGCACAGACGGCATACACTCTCTCGGTGAAGAATCCGGAGTCGATCAGTCCGGCCATTGGGCGGACGATGGTCTCGCCGTCGGGCATGAGGTAGGCGCGGGCATTCAGGAAATCCTCCCTGACCAGGTCGTCCACGTCCTCGACCTCTCCCCAGTCGATGACCCAGCTCTCGCCGGACATGATCCGCGCCTCGACGGTCCAGTGGGTGCGCTTCCCGCCGGGATCGGCGCAGAGGGTGAGCATGGGCTGCTGTCCGTCGATGACCGACGCCTCGGGGATCTCCCTCTGACGGTATGCTCCGCGCAGATCCATGAGGCTCTCGTCCTTGATGGTGGTGGCCCGATCCTCCCAGGGCATGCCGAGGTAGGTGTTGTGGAAATCATGGAGGCCGCCGGGGGTTCCTTTCTTCTGCAAGAAGAGCTTGGCCAGTTCCCCCCATGTGGACTGGGGGGAATACATGGCATTCAGGTGGCATGAGAGGTGGTCGCGGGGGGCTGCCGGGTTCCCAATGATCCACCGGCCCCCGGCCACCAAGGCCCTCTGCGTTTCCTGTGGCCAGAGGTCGCCGCACTCTTCGCACTGGTAACAGGCTGAATCGGCCACTCCGTCCAGATCCCAAGCACCATCCGCCCCTCGAAGCGAATCGGACCAGCGGACGTTCTCAAACTGAAGGTGCTGGAGATGGCCGCACTCAGGGCAGGCGACATGGTAGCGGTGCTGGCTCCCGGCCATGAACTGGGAGTAGATGGCACCAGTCGCGACGGTGGGGGTCGAGACCAGGACGCGCTTGCAGATGCTCCGGTAGAAGTTGGTGCGGGCCATGGCAAGCTCGAGCGAGGGGGCCTCGGTGGCGGAGGCGTCTGGCCATTTGTCCACTTCGTCGCAGAAGAGGTAGCGGGTGGGACGGGAGGCGAGGTTGGCCTCGGAGTTCGACCCGACCAACTTGACGGTGCAGGACTTGAACTGCATCTCGGTCTTCTTGAAGAGATCCGGATCGTCCGGCATGACTTTCTTGATGGCCGCGCAGGAGCGCAGCCGGGGGATCAGCTCACGCTCGCTCCAGCTCTTGGCATTCTCAGCGGTCGAGGTGACGTAGAGGATCGGTCCGGGATCCTCGGCGATGGCATACTGGATGAGATTCGCCAGCAGGGTGGTCCCTCCGATCTGGGCACTCTTCACAAAGGTGATCTGGCGGACGCTTCGGTCGCCGAACCAGAGATGAAGCTGCCGAAGGTAGGGGGTGAAGTCGCAGGAGAATCTGCCGGGGCGCGGTGAGAAGCGCGGATCAATGACGATCTCCCGCTCGGCCCATGTCAGCGGATCGGGGCGCTCTTTCGGCTCCCACATGGAAGCCAGATCGGCCTCAAGCTTCTTCAGTGCCGGTGACATCGGGTAGGTTCTTGGTATTCCAAGGGGCTGAGGACGAGGCCGTGGAAAGTTCGCGCAGGATCGCAACCACTTCCTCCCGGACAATCCCGCCGACATCGACCGAGGACTCGATCCGTGAGGCCAGCACGTCGGGAAGGTTTTCCATGAGTTGCTTTGCCATGGCCATGTTCCCCAGGATGAACTCGCTCACCTTCGAAACCTCGACCAGCCGACCGGCAGCGGTGGAAAGTTTC